TACTTCTTAAGTGTTTGTCGAGTTATTATGAGAAATCGTTTCGCATTCGAATCGATGGTTGGCACAGTTGCTCAAAGTTGGGAATGGAGTGATTTATATCATTACTTAACACAGTTTTCAAAGGACAACTTAGCTGCTGGTGATTTTAAGAAATTTGATAAAACAACTATATGCTCCATATTATATTTCTCATTTAAAATATTGATTAGGTTAAATATTGATAGTGGAAATTATTCTGAAAAACAGATTAAGGCTATGTGGTCTATTGCTTATGATGTTATATATGCTCTATATTTCTTTAATGGTGATATAGTATCATTTATGAATGGAAATCCATCGGGTCACGTTTTAACTGTTATTATAAATTGTTGTGTTAACAGCATTTACATGCGATATGTTTTCTTTAAGCGGCACCCCCAGAATAAGGTTGAGGACTATAGAACGTATGTAGCATTAGCTACCTATGGCGATGATAATGCTATGAATATTCATCCTTCTATTGCACATTGGTTCAATCACACTGCTATACAAGAAGTCTTGGCTGATTGTGGTATTACTTACACTATGGCAGATAAGATCACAAGCTCTATACCCCTCATCTCCATTAACGATGTTGATTTTCTTAAGAGAAAGTGGAGATATGAAGAGCAGTTACAGGAATATGTAGCTCCATTAGATCTTAAGTCCTTAGAAAAGAGTCTACTGGTTTGGAATAGATCAAAAACAATCTCAGCGGAGGACCAGTGTATTGCAATAATATCATCGGTTATACGCGAGAGTTTTTTCCATGGATCTGAAATTTTCAATCGATATAATATATTGATGTGCGATCTTGTGGATGACTTGAATCTTTCAAGTTATGTTAGATCATCTACGTTTCCTTCTTGGAATCAGTGTATTGATGATTTTAATGAGATTTCTAGTACCATTCCCAGAATACCTAACAAATATTTACGAATGTCTGAATTTGTACAAGGCTATTATGATATGGACTTACCGGGGCCTGAGCAGAAAGGTCCTTCAAACCAAAATTCTGCTATTATTGATAGTGACTGTCCATTGCAAATTTATACCGAGACGCAATGTGAAGAGTGGATCAATAATACTAACCCACCAGAGCGTTCCTCGAAGTCCCTATTTAGGGAAAATGATAAGATTGGTAGGTTCTTATCGGGTATTAAAATTCTGGAGAGCTCTGAGTTAAGCCTCCAGTCTTATAACCAACTTG